TTCTCTGTTGCCATCAAACCTGCAAAACCCCCTACGTTCATCAAAGAAGTAAAGGTAAACGCCATCACTTACTATCGAGTGATGATTAACGCTCCCCCATCCTTTTATAGCCCTTATGGCGGAAAAAGGTGTGGAGGCTGAGGATACATAATCAAGTCTTGTAATGTCTGCTGCTGAGAATACGAAGCCAGTGTTGTACAGCTTAGCAATTCCAGTAATACTTTCATCGCCTTCAGGCTTGTATATCTGGTTTGCTGCGGGAAATGATAGGCTTGCCCATGTCGGCAATGAACCAGTCCATCTTATCTCTAAATCGCCATTAGTCTGATCCGTGTAAGCTCCAACGATATGGTTGGCGATGTGAGTTAAATACCTGAACTTAAATTCAGTGCCAGATTTAATCAGTTTACTAACTGCAGATTGACCGTTATACCACTGGTAAGGGGTATGCTCACCGTGATCACTGAATATCAAGCGACCGCCAAACTGGATTATCGAATAAAGATCAGTATCATCATTAGCAAAAGTAACTCCCCCTGAAATATCAGTCGGCTCTCTCGCAGCGTCATAGACATAAACTTTTCCATTATCAAAGACCAGAAAGTCTCTATTAGTTCCATCATAAACAGTTCCAAGTCCAAGACATTTTGTGGCTTCATCAGTCGCCGCCTTTGACCATTTAGCCTTCCCATAGGCTTTATTACATGCGCCTTTATTCCTTTCAAAATCAAAATTTAGACCGCCTACGTCATGGGTTGCATATTGCCTGCCGTATTGATCCAAAAACTTATAGAGCGACTGTTGCATATTGCCTGCCGTATTGATCCAAAAACTTATAGAGCGACTCATCATTAGAAGGGCAGTCATTTTTAGTTCCTAATACAGGCTTTATGGTTATGTATTTCATTTCTTAATTTGGTAATTCTCTGGTAGTTTACCAGAGGCTTGTAAACGCTGAACAGCTTGCTCTTCCAAAATCTTTCGTTTCTCATCTTCAATTAGTCTTCTTTCTTCCTTTTCCTTTCTTAATTGCTGAGCCTTAGTCTGATTAACAAATATCCCCTTACCTTTTTCCCCTTGCCATGCTTCTCTATCTTCTCTTGATTTAGGCAATTTAGATTTATCAATATCTTCATATTCCACACCTTTTGGTGTAGCTTTATCAAACACTCTCTTTAACCATTCTTTTTCAGTTTCACCCTTTCGCCTAGATTTTGGCGCAGGGTGGATTATTCCTACAGAGCCATCTGGTTTATAAATTACTCGTACTTTATCCATTATCAATCTCCTATTCTTATTGATCGCCGATAGCAAGCACGGATACAAAATTTTGATCTCCGGCATTTCCATCTAATTTGACAAATTGGATTCTTATTGTCCCTACTGCAACAGCATAAACTCGGCAAATTGTACCCACCGTGCCCCCCAAATCACCCGATGTTACCAGAGCTGCGTAATCATCATTAGCAAAATCCGTATCCCAAGTAACCGTATAATCTCCTGTTCCATTATCAGCAATAGAAGTAACATTATAACTATCTTGGATCGCTATTGTGCCTGTGCCATTGAATTGAATCCAGCCTTTTATCCGAACATTGCTCTCAATTTTTGCAGCGGTTACGTTTCCATCTTTGATTTGTGCAGTTTCCACTGAATCAGAAGTTAAAGTTAATGTTCCATCTGCCGCTAAGGTAGCATCTCCCCCTATTGTCTGAGGTGCAGGGTCTGCGCCTGTAGCTCCTACTATCAACTGACCATCCGTTAAGGCCGAGATAGCTTTTAATGCCCCATCAGTCCCAGCTCCAACTACAACAGCATGCTCTGTCAAGTCTGTCTTGATGCTATCAAGATGTGCCTCTCCGTCAACATAGAGGTTCTTAAATTCATGTGTGCTATCCCCAAGATCAACATCATTATCAGTCGTAGGTACTAATTTCCCATCTTCAAACCTTATCTGCTCCGTGCCGCCTATATCAAACCGTATCTTATCTTCATCATCCGATTCCTCGACCTGTATCTTTGTATCTCCATCTGCATCTGATATGTTATCAACTTTATAATTATCCGTATCTGTAGTTCCTAACGTGCCATTGGAGATAGTCTCAAGTATACGCTGGATTTCTTGTAAATCTTTCCATAAATTGGTTAAATCCGTGCCCATATTATGAGCAGCGTTCGGTGTTTCCGTTACCCATTGTGATGTTGCCATATTTTAAACTCCTATACCCATGAATAAGGTTGTGTTTGGCCTTCGGAAGTTTCCCTATCTACATTTTCTTGCATCTGGATTTCCTCATTTGACCTCATTAGATCAATCTCGATAAGTTTATTTATCCAATATTCCTTCTTTTGTATCGCCAACGCAGCTTTAGGCGATATATCCATTGCTGGTAAGGCTTCATGCAGCTCGGCTAAGGTAGCAGCCACAATAGCTTGAAAGCCGATATTATCAGGTTCAAACCTATGCGAATCAGAATCGGAATCAAAATTACCATGTTTCCCTTGATACCAGACCCTTATCGTGATTGTTTCATCTGCGGGACAATTAAAGTATAACCTACTGCCTACCTGGGTGTAATAGGTGGGTTTACTTTTTGTATTATCCGAATAATCAACGTAAGGATGGTCACGGAAAAAACTCTCTGGCGGTTTCCATTTGATATGACCGTGTTCCCCTGTTGAACTTTTCAGCCACATTATATATCTTATTTCTTTAAAATCCATAATTCACCTTATAACCACTCTGACCCATCATAACTCGATTCCGCATATCCCCCGCCAGGAATAACCTGGGCTGAGTCAGTTGAATCAAATGTAATCTGATAAGTACCTGTATTATAGATTTTTACAGTAAACCCAGTGGGGAAATTGCCTGAAGGATTAAAGGTTCTATCCGCTCCATTAGGATCAAGATAGAAGATTTTGTCATCTCCACCGTCATAGGTGAAAGTCTCATCTCCTGTCATGGTTGATGTATAAGTGTTCAATTGTATACCTCCAAAGCCAAAATCAGACTCTTCTACATAATATTCACCCTCCACAATATCATGTTCGGCGGGTGTAGTTAGAGCCAAATACCTGAAGTTATGCCTGTAGCTGATTTCAATATTCGTAAATCTGCGCTTTTATTTGACTGCGGGTCTTATTACTCATTTCTTTTTAGGTCTCCCCCTTCTTATCAACTTCTGGAGTTTCTCTTCTTCAAGTTCTTTTATTCTGGTTCTTAATTCGTTTATCTGCTTATCATCTTCATACTCTTTTAATTTCATCCTTAATTGACCTATTTCACCTGACATCCTTTTATTTGCCTCCCACATCTTCTCATACCTCTCTTTAGTTTGTGCCGATAATGCGGATAAGGCTTTTATCAAAACGTCAATATGTTTCTCATACTTTTCTGTTAATGATTTCAAAATTAACTCAGCATTTTTCCTAATCTCCGCCATTTCCTGTCTGGCAGTAATAACACGTGGTTCGGGCTCCCATTTCTCAGTTACTGGATTAAAGATGGCATTAGTAAACATAATACCATCCTGCTCAATATAGATTTTATCTCCCTTCATCAGGGTTGAACATGGTCTTGAATGGTCAAATTGTATTTCGCCAGTCATGGTAAATTTCCTCCATTTTGTTTAATAGTTTTTGTGGTTCTGGACTTAATGTGCAAACAGGCACATCCATTGATTTTCCACCAGCGGTTATTGTTTCTGTTTCGCAAACGTCTTTCCAAATGTCTTTATATTTATGTAATAAATGACATGGACTACATTTGCATTCTGCCTGCATTGAATAATCATTTTTCCAATCCCTTGTTATTTGTTCTTTATACGCATGCGTAGCAAATAATATTTTAGGAACGTTAAAAGACCCTGCAACTACCATCAATCCAGTTTCAGGCCCAATTACCAAATTGCTATACTTAGTTACTAACATAGCTCCTCTGTAATCAAGGCCTTCCCCTACCATTGTATTAACTACCTGGGGCGACTCAAAAGTGAGTAATTTAGATACATAATCGCCTAACGTAAATAATACAGTGTCAGAATGTTTCCTTAAAAATGCCCTGCAAACAGATTCAAAATACCGATAGACTTTATTGATAGAACTGCCAGATAACGCCCATGCAATCTTAAATGTCTTTTTATTACGTCTTAGATTATTTGCCCTCTTCTTTTCTTCCGCCGTAAAATATATTTCTGTTTTAGGTTTCTTTGGTTTATAACCAGCCTTTTCTACATAGGCATCCAAGTAATTCTTTTTGTTTACAATCTTTCTTCTTTCTTCCAAGCTCTTAAAGTAATTTGGCTGGGGATAAGCAAATAGCAACTCATTTTCAACTACTCCAGTCAAATTCACTACTTTATCATAGTCTTCCCCGATTTTAGCCCAATGTTCTTCAAGCTTATCTATAGGTATGCTTTCATCGTGCATAATCCATTTGCTAATTCTTGGATTATGTCTCAATACCTCTTCCGCCCTACCATTGCCGTAAAAGGTTATTTCATAGCCATCATTCTGAAGATAAGGCAGAACGCAAGACGCTTGGATTGCATCTCCATCTAATATGCGCCGTGTCTTATAACTAAGCATCGACGCATGGGGCATCACCTCCTTTTACACTTTAATTGCACCAATTGTTAAAATGTTTTTATCTCCGCCTCCTGCCCTATATTTAGATTCTTCGTAGTTTACTTCAATTATTTTGTAATCATTCTTCTTCAACAATTTCGATAAACTATTTAAATTAAAATAATGCACGTGCTCTGTGGGCATATAATGTCTCCATCGGACAAGCTCAGACCTATCTCCCTTGAAATCATCTGTTGAAGGCGTACATATGAAAAGATATTCAGGATTGAATCCCTGGATTATTTTATTAGGCTCTTTTAAATGTTCAATAGAATCCCAAAAAGTGACTATATCGTACCTGTCAAACAAAATAGATACATCCAGATACTTGCCATACGGATTAATATCAAAACCATTTGCTTGAATATTATTACTATTGCACAGGTTAATAAACGATCCTACTCCGCAACCATAATCCAATAACTTTACATTATTCGCCTGAACATGCTTTCTGATTACATTGTAACGCAAATCATTTATTTTATAGCCAATCTCTGTGTTCTCATATCGTTTGTATTTTATTATGTAAGATTTGTCATAAATGGATGGATCAGCGCTCATGTCGCTTGAAATCAGCCCACAATCCTGACAGAGCCATAAATCATTTCTAAGGTGGAACATCTGGTTCTCACATACGATACATTTCATAATTCATCCTCCAACATACTTTGATTATGCTGGCCTCCTGCTTTGCCAAAAGGATCAATAATACATTCTATTTCTTTATAGCCTAGTTCCTTGAACGCCATATATCGTTTAAAACCATCCAATCGCTGTCCATTAGTTGCAACAAGAATTGGCCTTATTTTTTTCCCTTCTTTTATCAGCTTCTTTACATATTCAATCCCAGCAGTATGATTTTCCCAGCGATCAGGCTCTAATGGTAAATGGCCTGGATCATAAGGTTGAATATCATCTATTGGAACTTTTACTCTTGTTTTTTCTTTCACATCCTTAAAAGGAAATTCTTTTAAGTTATGATATTTTTCAAGGGCTTCTGTAAACATTCGTGCTATTTGTAAAAACTCAGGCAAAGTCCAATGCAATCTCACATCTCTATAATGAAAATGGACTGTATTGTCTCTTTGGAATTCAACAACTACCCTGTTGGGGTAATATTTAGTATCAGTTGAAACCGGAGTATTATAATATACCGAAACAAGGAAATTTGGATCACCTTCCTTATAATCATATTTTTCAATCGTATATTCCAACCCCATTCCAATATGATTAATTGCTGCCCTAAAATTAGCCCATTCTAGAGCACTAAAATCAAACCTGATATTTCTGTAATGTAGATGAATATCTTCGCATAAATCACCCCAAATTTTATCAGCGGTAATATATCTTGGTTCAATTTTTTCTTGTGCGAGAACTTTTCTTATCTTGCCCATTACATATATACACTTTCACTTGTAGATGGTTCACTCCAATTTCTTGGAAATTTTAAGTTATATACTTCATCCATTCTCTGAAGAACTCTTTTTTTATCAAAATTCACACAAATAGGAAGTTTAGTGTTAGAATCAACTGGACAATTCCTAGTATTATAAATTGCCCTTGTACATGGGCTACACCATGCATCTGACTGTAGACTAAAATCATTTTTATCATTACCCACAATATTCTTTAAACTGGCTGCTGTTAACAACATAATTTTAGGTGTTCCAAAAGCTCCAGCTCCTATTCCAAGACCAGTCTCAGGAGCTACTACCAGATCAACATATTTAGCCATCAATAGAGCTTGCCTGAAAGGTATCTTGCCCGATTTATGGAATACTCTGGGATGTTCCCATTCCCATTTTTTGCAAAAATTATCACCCGTAGTAAATATAACAGTTTTAGGATGCATTCTTATAAATTCATTACACACATCTTTTGCAATCGGATAAATGGCTTTCTGCCACATTGTGCCCCGCAAAACCCACAAAATCATGAAATTATCAGCATATGGTTCAAGATATCTTTTTATAAAATGATGTTCTTCTCGTGGGAAAAATATCTCTCCTGTCCAGCCCATATATTTCTTATCAGTCAAACCAGCCCATATCATTGATTGATCATAATAACAAATATTAGCATTTTTAGCCCTTCTCATTTTCAAAGGCCAAAAATATTCTGGTTTATTTTCTGGTGCAATTAAGGCGTCTTCCAAAGAACCTGAAAAATTTATATAAAGCTCGTTTTCTTCTTTTATTTTTTTCGTCCGATTATAAAAAAACTCTACGTCTTTATCTTTATATTTTGGGTCGGATGCTTCAAAATACACAAACTTATCAATCCGTGGATTGTAAGAATGAATTTGAGCGCCCTTGTAATTATATTCGAGCGTTATATGATATCCTTCTTCATCAAATGCTTTTATCACATTTGACATGTGGATATGATCACCATATGCACCGGACCGAGAAAGATATACCTTTTTCATAATTAAATGGGCGGATTTAAATATCCGCCCTTCTCATTAACCGCCAACAAAATGTTCCACAAGGGATACATCCGCTTCAACTCTTAAAACACCGGCTGGTAACGCTGTGCCTTTCTCGTAAGATAATACCAGATCATCGCCAGCACTCAAATTGGTTTCGGTTAAAGTTCCATCCAGAACTGTACCGTCTGCCTGTGTGCCGATAACAGCGCTTCCAAAAGGTGTAACGTCACCTGTTCCACCAGCACTTTTACAAATTGCGATATTCCACCTATCTGAATTCTGGGTTCCAGTTGTCGTATCGCCCTGAATTACTTGTACATTCCAATCTTTTATGGTAACCGCTGTCATCATCGTTTTTCGATCAATTTCCACTCTTGATCCGATAACCGATGTTTGGTCTGCGTGCCCTGTTCCCATGTGTATATGCTGAACAGTATAATATCTTTGATCGTCGTAAGGCATCTTAATACCTCCTCTAATTAGGGGCGGTTTTACCGCCCCGTTAAATTATGCACTGTCATACTTGACTATGTTATTATCAGGATCACCGGCCCAGAAAATCTTAAAGCCAGCGATACAATACCAAGCCAGTCCTTTACTTCTTCCATAGTCGGTGATCTCTTTAGGTCTGATTTCCAGCTTGGCAGCCCAACCTATTACAACTGGGTCTTCATTCCCACCAAAGAAATAAGCCTCGCCATAAGCGTTGCTATTCCCCATAGTATTATCTAGAGCATGGTTCGTTTTCACAAACCTACAGATAAACACCTCGTCTGGCATTTGTACTCACGATAGCCATGTAATGAATCCCATCATAAGGTTCAGCTTTCATAGTCTGATACATATAGTCAACAATTTGTCTTACATGATATGCATTCAAAGATGAAGTACAGGTAGCACTGGCTGTGCCGTCCGTAGTAAAAGCGCCTCCATCTGTCGCAGTGCCCACGTAACGGATTTTACAAGCATCATACTGAGCCTCTGCTGCTGTATCCATCACTTTAGCATAATCATTCTTTAAGTTTTTGACCGGTGTCTGCCTATCATTTGTCTGAGCAAGGTCATCATATTTCCTAGTCCAAGGTATAGAATTACCAAACTCGTACAGAGTAGAAGTCGATTGATACAATCTATAATCCCTTGCTGGAATTGTAGAAGTTTCAGTCAACGTTCCGCCCTGAGTTGAAATATTCCCAACTTTGTCAAACAAGAAAGTCTCACCGGCATTTTTCCCCCACTCTTCCCTTACGCCGCAAAAGGCGACAAATTTCATGTCCGGTTGCGCAGCCATTGCAACTTCTTTGGAAAGAAGAGGGGAATACCTATAGCCTCCTTGGGTCGAAGTTGCCCACAATAAACCTGCCATAATTCATTCCTCCTATATTATCCAAATTTTCTCGCTTTATTTTGTTCCGATTTAAAAAGATTTATAAACTCATCGGTACTTAAATCTTTCTGTTCATCTTCGTCCGATTTAGCTGGAGTTTGTTTAGTCTGAGTTCCATCTAAATCGGGTTTTGCTGTCTCAAGTTTTCTTCTTTCTTCCATAACCGACTTTGCCCCCTCTTCCCTTAATTTATTTATAAAAGCTATTGTGCGTTCGGTGGCTTTGGTTATAATTTCATCCGGTTTAGAGATCATGCGCCCATATTCGGCGTTCTCCTGTTGGATGATTTTTACAGCCTCAGCTTCCGTCTTTTCCTTTAAATCAGGGTCTTTAAACACAAAAGCTTTTTCAGGGTGTTGAAGCGCATAATTCGACTCTAAAACCTGCACTTCAAGGTTTGAAAGTCGGCTTACCAAAGGATCAGTAACGGGTGGAGAGGTTTGGGCTTTTGGTTTTTCCTCATTGCCTACTATGTCATCCAGTTCGGAAAAATCAATAACGTCTTTGTACTTGCTGAATTTCTGTAATTCCTGTTCAGCTTTTTCTCTCGCCGCTCTTTCCTCTTGCCAAGATCTTGTTTGGCCTGCAATCCTTTTTTCGGCTTCATGAAGTTTATCTTCAAGAGCCTTTAGTTTTAGCAAAGTTTCATTATCTGGAGAGGCAGTATCCGTGCCTGTATCCGAAACAGTGCTGCCAGCATCTGCTCCGCCTTCATCTGGAAGGGTGGGAGTTTCAGTAGACTGGTCTTTTTGAGTAGTGTCTTCCATCTTATCACTCCTTTTAAATTATTATTTCTGTTAGTTCATCTAACCAAAGCTTGAAATTCTTTAGCTCTTTATATGCCTCTACCAAAGAGTGCCTTTCATAAGGGTCTTTTGAGAGACAAAACTGAGTTTCAAGCTCTACAAGCCTTTGTATTAATTTTGGCTCAATATCCTTTTCCCATACTTCACTTTTTTTGAATTCTATTATCCTCTGCGCCCTTTGATTGTGTTCTTCTACTTCTTTGTCCATTCTCACTTTTCCTTTTCCACATCATTGCATAGTCATGTCTTTGTTCTATTGCTTTTCTATATTTTTCAGGGATATAATCCCAAGTAAAATCAATTAAGTCTACATCATTCATTTTGCTTTTAACATTGCCAGCGCAATATCAGCCTGTCTGTCCTTAGCCCTTTCAATAGAATCCTGTTGCAGTTTCATCATTTCCTCTTTAAAACTCATCAGGGTCTTTTGCTGCTGGGTCTGTATTTTCTGCATTTCTAATTGGAGCTGCGTTTGCAAGGCATTAGCTTGCTGTTGCGCCATCTGTTGTCTAAGTTGCTGTACTTGTTCCTCGGTTCTCAACATGGCTTCACGTCTCTCAAATCCAAAGGCATCATTTATTCGCCTTATAACCTCGGCTGTCTCAATATAAATTTTTCGCCAAGTTTATTTAGTCTGTCTTGCCTATCAAAGAATATAGATATACCTCTTCCCACGATGTCAAGATCAGTAACTATCATTGCTTTCTTTTCAGCGGTAGTAAGATTTTCCAGGGGAACTTGTTCTTCGTCAAATATGCCTTTTATCTCTGGATAACGATTAAATTCACTCATATATTGAATGATAAGATCTCTCGCCCTATCTACGCATTCAACCAAAAAGGTTCTTTCAATATGTTTTGCTATAGAGATAAAATCTTCTATAGCCGATCCTCTTTTGCCTTCATACTGACCTAGAGTTTCAGCCCTCGCCGAAGGCATTGCCTGAATATACTCGGTAACGCTTGTGTCTTGCTGGTAAAACTGCTTTAACTCTTGGAGAAGTGGCATGGCTTTTTCTGGCGGAGTTCCCAATTCATGGTGTTTAAAGGCATCCCCCTGATAACCTGTTCGTTTTTCAACCAATTTGCCTGGATAAAGTTCTGTTAATTGCGCCTGTCCTTTAGGCGTAAACGCCATTTTATCTACTTCATTGACGCCTAACATGATCCAATGCAGATTATCTATCTGGGAATTAGTAAACTCAACTATCGCATCCTCTAAACCCAAAACATCTTCTATTAGCCCTTTCCCAATTGATCTGAACAAAACAGGTAGAGGATTGCCGATAATATATGGACTTTTACCGTGGTAAAAGACGTTCTTTTCTGGTTCAAGCAAGATATATTTCTCATTTCCAACAATATAATGCCTGTTTTCAGATATAACATTGCCTTTCTTATCCAGCACAGGCCCCCAAAAATGAGATAATAGACATTGTTTTCTGTATGGATTTGTAGTTTCCAGTAAACCTAATCTTTCTAATCTCTCCTTATCCGTTCCATCTAAAGAACCCTGAGTATAATCACCAGAAATCATATTCTTAACCGCTTTATCGCTAAATGGACCCTCTTTCGATTCGGTTAATGACAATAACTGGGGTACTGTAATCCACTCATCTTCTATGTAATACGCTTGATCATTCGGGAAATAGAAATTATATGGATTTATCACCTTCAGTTTTAATTCGGGCAATGTTTTTGTAACCAGTTCATTAGTCTTTACATCAATTGTCCAATGTCTCGGCGTATTAGCCACCCACATTTTCAGGATCATAAGAGAAAGGGTAAAACCTGATTCAAGGGCTTCTGAAAATTTTGCAATAAACCCAGTTTTGTTTAAATGACATTTGGTGATTCTTTTCGTTAAATCACATAACTTCTTTTTCTCAGGAGTAATGCCGTAAGTTTCAAAATCAAAATAATCTTCAGCATCAATAAGGGCTTTCTGGATCATTCTTACAGCTTTTTTGATAGTAGGTTTTCCAAGAGGAGTATAGGCTTTTGACTGCCATTTTTGTTTTTTACTCCAGTCCCTTCGGCACATATACCGCTGTAATGTTTTATCCCAAATTTCTCTTATATCTGCCGTTGAATCATTACATTCGTCCTTGCAAGCCCTAAAATATTCAACTAAAGCCAAGTCTTTTTCTTTTTTAGATGCCATCTCTATATATCTTCTTCAGGTCTTTTAGTTCTTCTTTTGTAAAAACTCGTTCCCGATAAGAGTCATTTAATAGCATGGTCGGAGAAACTCTTGGGTCTTCTATTTCTACCCTGCCAGATATACCCGCCCTTCTCATATCTCTTGGCACTCTCTCTATTTTTCCACATCTATCGCATTTATAAACATGATCAATCGTATGAGTATCACGACTATCATTAAATTCCGTTCCTATAAATTCCCAATGGTGTTTAGGGCAAGTTAAGGGAGTATATGCGTAATATCTTTCCTCAAATTCTTCTCCACAGACCTTACACTTATAAAGTTTAGCTAAAAATTCTCCGTTCGTTACAGTAGCCTCGTACTCTAATTCACCTAAGCAATAATTACAAAGCTTTGCCATTAGCTATTTCCTTTTCCCAGTCAACACATTCTTTTTAAATCTGCATCTTTTAGCTATCAACTTTGTCGGAGGATTAGCGCATAATTGGGAAATACTTTTCCCCCTTGCTCTCGCTTGGGCTGTCAAAGCCCCTTTTTTAAATGTAATTTTCTTTTGACCCTTCTTCTTGGGTTTCAGAGTAACTTTTTTGTATGCCATTATTTTCCCCTTCTATGTCCTTTTTTGACTGCCTTCCTTACTCCTAAATTAGCCATACATACCGCATAACAATTTACCTTGCCTTTTGTTTTCCCGCCTTGCCTTTGAGCGCATTTACTTACACAACTATGGAATTTTTTTGTATGGATTCCCTTTCCATCCGGGGGCTTAACGCCTCGCTTTTTATACATTGTTCGTATGGCTTTTGACATTTTTCTGCTTTTTTTAGTTTTAAAGGCTTACTTTTTCCCTCGTCTCAGCCCAGTTCCACGAGGCGGTAGGGGTGTCCCCGGATGTAACCTCCTATGCCTTACCCTGCGCTCGGCTTCAGTTCTTGGACGTCCGTTTCTTCTTCTTCCTGCTGCCATAATCATTTCTCCTTTTTTAAATATGTTTCTTTCCATACTTTAAATGGTTTAATACTCAAAATCGTTTTAGGATTTGCAGTCATACGCTTTCTATATGCTGCATATTTACTTCTTAATATAGCCGTATCAACTTTCTTTTTCTTTGCCATCTTTTCCCTCGCAACAAAAAAGCCCCACTGGTTATCCCAGTGAGGCTAAATGCGTGACTGGATTACTCTATATGTGCTTAAAAAGGAGATATAGAGCTATTTATTTTCTTTAAGGAGCTTTTCTAAACTCCTTACGATTTGTTTAAATCCTCTAATCAGAATTCTGATTATGATTTCTTCTCTTGAGATTTTAGATTGCATTTTTGTGATTGTCAACCTATTTTTTAAACATAACTTCCCACGCTTCCATAATCCTCTCTTTTTTCACCTTTCATAAATCGAAACGGTTCTATTCCATTAAGCGATTTAACTCCCATCTCAGTCTCTATAAGTGTTTCAGTAGCAGGTTGCGACATGCAGGCATATCGTATTTCTTCAGCCACATGATCTTCCATGTTTTTATCTTCAATATCTTCTGGATCTGTGGATTTTACTTTTAAACCAGGTAATGTCCGCATAACATGAAAACATTGATTTGAAAATGTAATCCCTGGATTTCCATCTGCCCTTTTTCTTAATCGGGCATGAAGCTGATTCCA